CCACAAGGGTAAGGAATACTTACCTAAACATAAAGGAGATAGAAAATGTTTAAACGATTTGTAAAAACAATCCAAAAAAGCCAAGAACGTAAAGTGGCCCTCTGGCAACTGCAGAATATGTCAGATAGACAACTACGTGATATAGGAGTATCTCGTGCCGAAATCCAAAGCAAAGTCTACAGTTAATGCGGCAGGAAATTATACTAACCCTGCTATGCGCAAGCGTCTTGTCTCATCCATTAAAGCTGGCGGCAAAGGTGGAAAACCTGGACAGTGGTCGGCTCGTAAAGCACAAATGGTCGCAAAGCAGTATAAAGCAAAAGGTGGAGGGTATAAATAAATGAAGGTTGATGCTCCAAAAGGATATCACTGGATGAGACAACCTAAGGGTGGATTCAAACTTATGAAACACAAAGGTAAGTTTGTTTCACACAAGGGTGCAAGTTTAAAAGCAGATTTTCCAATACAAAAGGTACACAGTGATGGCTCTAGCAAAAAGTCAAAAAAGTCTTAAGTCTTGGACTAAACAAAAATGGCGAACTAAAAGTGGCAAGCCTAGTGCTAAAACTGGTGAACGTTATTTACCTGATAAGGCTATTAAGTCTCTTAGCAGCAGTGAGTATGCCGCTACAACCAGAGCTAAACGAAAAGGCACGAAGGCAGGTAAGCAGCATGTGGCTCAGCCTAAAAACATTGCAAAGAAAACTAGACCCTTTAGAGCCGCCAAGGGTGGAGTGGTAAGAAAGAAAAAGAAATGAGTCGTAACCTTACAGAAAAACAACAAAAGTTTTTAGATGTACTCTTTGAGGAAGCCCAAGGCAGTCCAGTCAAAGCCCTTAAGCTTGCTGGATATGCTGAGGGTACATCTTCTACCACGGTTATGAATACTCTGATTGATGAAGTTGCAGAACTGACTAAACGTTTTATTGCAACTCGTGGACCACAGGCAGCTTGGTCTATGATGGAGATCATGAGTAATCCTACTAACCTTGGTAATAAAGAAAAGATGGCTGCTGCAAAAGACTTTCTTGATCGAGCTGGTTTTGCTAAGACTGAAAAGGTTGAAGTTAAGTCAGAAAGTCCACTGTTTATTTTGCCACCAAAGACTGATGAAGACTAATAAAACTTGGAAGCTACCTGCCCCTGAAATAGTGGGGAACGAAAAAGTTTGGCATCCTGTAATTAGGATAGGTCGAACAGTTCCATTTGGGTACGAAGAAGACCCTAGTGATCCTGATATCCTACTTCCTGTAGAAGATGAACTAGAACTCTTTGAACAGGCTAAGAAATTTCTAAAGCAGTACAGCTATCGTGATGTAGCCAACTGGTTAAGTAATGAATCGGGTAGGTATTTATCCCACGTAGGATTATATAAGAGAGTTAAACTTGAGCACAAACGTAAGAAAGAGGCTGCAAACCAACGCTACCTTGCCGAGCGATACAAAACGGCGCTCGCCAAAGCGGAAAAGCTTGAAGAAAAAGTCCGAAGAGGTGGTATCGGCTCAGCCAAAGCCCCCATTAATTGATGTAGAACAGGCTCAAAGAGAGATAATCTTTCAGCCTAACTCTGGTCCACAGACAGATTTTTTATCTGCTACAGAACAGGAAGTGCTATATGGGGGATCTGCTGGTGGTGGTAAATCATATGCAATGGTTGCTGACCCAGTACGATATCTAAATAACCCACAAGCAAGAATGCTGCTTGTACGGAGAAGTACAGAAGAATTACGTGAACTTATTTCAGTTTCAAAAGAGTTGTACCCAAAAGCAATTCCTGGAATTAAGTTTATGGAACGAGACAAGACTTGGGTAGCTCCCTCAGGTGCAACACTCTGGATGTCTTACCTTGACCGTGACGATGACGTAATGCGTTACCAAGGTCAGGCCTTTAACTGGATTGGATTTGACGAACTTACTCAGTGGCCTACCCCGTATCCGTGGAACTATATGCGCTCACGTTTAAGAAGTACTTCAGCTAGTGGACTACCGTTATACATGCGTGCAACTAGCAATCCAGGAGGACCAGGACACGCTTGGGTGAAGAAGACCTTTATTGATCCTGGATCTCATAATAAGGCTTTCTGGGCTACAGACATAGATAGCGGTAACATTATCGCTTGGCCGAAAGGTCACAGCAGGGAGGGTGAGCCTCTGTTCAAAAGGAAATTTATACCAGCCACCCTCTTTGATAATCCCTATCTCGCAGAAGATGGTATGTATGAAGCCAACCTTTTGTCGTTACCTGAACACCAACGTAGGCAATTGCTTGAAGGTGATTGGGATATAAATGAAGGAGCTGCATTTCCTGAGTTTAACCGTAACATACACGTAGTAGAACCCTACGACATACCAAACAGTTGGGTAAAGTTTAGGGCTTGTGACTATGGTTATGGTTCTCACACAGGTGTACTCTGGTTTACCGTAACCCCCTCTGAGCAGGTTGTTGTGTACAGGGAGTTATATGTATCTAAGGTTACTGCTGATAGCTTGGCAGATATGATCCTAGAAATAGAAGATGGGGAGAAAATGCGGTATGGAGTTTTGGACTCTAGTCTTTGGCATAATCGTGGTGATACTGGCCCTAGCCTTGCTGAACAAATGATTATAAAAGGTTGTAGGTGGAGACCCTCAGATCGCTCCCGTGGATCAAGGGTGTCAGGGAAGAACGAAATACACAGGAGGTTACAGGTAGATGAATTTACTGAGGAACCAAGGATGGTATTTTTTAATACTTGTAAGCATACCATCTCTCAACTACCTGCCATACCTTTGGATAAAAATAATCCAGAAGATGTAAACACAAATGCAGAAGACCACTTGTATGATGCCTTACGATATGGTATTATGACTAGACCAAGAAGTAGTCTATTTGACTTCGATCCTAATGTAACTAGGACAGGATTTCAAGCTTCAGACGCAACGTTTGGCTATTAAGGATAAAATATGGAAGAAGAATTTGAAGATATGATCATGGATATGGAAGGCTCTGCTTCTGTTGAAGATGTAAAAGAAGAAGAACTTTCTGATCCTAAGGCTGGACAAATAATCAGTTTTGTAGGGGAAAAGTACTCCAAAGCTGAGACTGCAAGGAAAACAGAAGAGCAGCGTTGGGTCCAAGCCTACCGAAACTACCGTGGTATTTACGGACCAGATGTGCAATTCACTTCAACTGAGAAGTCTCAAGTATTTGTTAAAGTAACTAAGACAAAAGTCCTAGCTGCATATGGACAAATTGCAGAAGTTTTATTTGGTGGCAACAAGTTTCCAATTAGTATTGATCCCACTGTCCTTCCAGATGGGGTAGAAGAGACAGTAAACTTTGAAACTAACCCAGAGCAAATGAAAGCTCAAGAGGGTCTACCTAGCCTCCTTCCTGGAGAGACTCTTCCAGAATTACAAGAACGCCTTGCAGGAATAAAGAAAGACCTTCAACCAGTGATGGACAAGGTAGAATCTGGGTCTGCTAAGACTCCTACCTCTCCACAGTTCTTTCCTGCAGAAGTTGCAGCTAAGAAGATGGAAAAGAAAATCCATGACCAGTTAGAAGAATCTCACGCAAAGAAGCACCTACGGGCAGCAGCTTTTGAATCAGCTTTGTTTGGTACTGGTATTATGAAAGGTCCGTTTGCTGTAGACAAAGAATATGCAAACTGGGATGAAGAAGGTAATTACTCTCCTACTTTTAAAACTATCCCACAGACTACAAGTGTTTCTATCTGGAACTTCTATCCTGATCCAGATGCAGCAACAATGGAAGAAGCTGAGTATGTTGTGGAGCGTCATAAGATGTCACGTTCTCAACTACGAGCACTTAAGAATCGTCCATACTTCCGTAAGAATGCACTAGACAATGCATTGAGTATTGGAGAGTCCTACACAAAAGAGTGGTGGGAACAGGCTATGGAAGATGAAGCAAATGAGTCTAAGTCAGAACGTTTTGAAGTTCTTGAGTTCTGGGGTTTTGTAGATACAGATATCCTAGAAGAGCAGGATATTGACATTCCTAAAGAGCTTAAGGATGCAGAGCAGTTAAGTGTTAATGTCTGGATCTGTAACGGTCAAGTACTTCGTTTGGTAATGAACCCCTTCACTCCTGCTTACATTCCGTACTTTGCTGCCCCTTATGAAATGAACCCTTACAGCATATTTGGTGTAGGTATTGCAGAAAATATGGATGATACCCAAACTCTTATGAATGGGTTTATGCGTATGGCAGTAGATAACGCAGCACTATCAGGAAACTTACTTATCGAAGTAGATGAAACTAACCTAGTTCCTGGCCAAGACCTCTCTGTATACCCTGGAAAAGTTTTCCGTAGGCAGGGCGGTGCAATGGGTCAGGCAATCTTCGGAACAAAGTTTCCTAATGTAAGTTCAGAAAACATGATGATGTTTGATAAATCAAGGGTATTAGCAGATGAGAGTACAGGATTTCCTTCGTTCGCACATGGGCAAACTGGAGTATCAGGAGTGGGAAGGACTGCTTCTGGCATCAGTATGCTTATGTCTGCAGCTAACGGCAGTATACGAAATGTTGTCAAGAACATAGATGACTACTTGCTTGCACCACTAGGTAAAGCCTTCTTTAACTTTAATATGCAGTTTGACTTTGACCAAGAGATTAAAGGCGATCTGGAAATTAAAGCTCGTGGTACTGAAAGCTTAATGGCTAATGAAGTACGTAGTCAACGACTAATGCAATTCCTGCAAGTTGTACAAAATCCAGCACTAGCACCATTTGCTCGTATGGATTACATTGTACGTGAGATTGCTAAATCTATGGATCTTGATCCTGATAAAGTTGGAAATAATATGGCACAAGCAGCAGTACAAGCTGAGATCCTAAAAGAGTTCCAAGCACAGAACCCACCACAACCAGAACCAGGAGTTCCACCACAGGCTGGTCCTCAGGGCGCTCCTGCTGGTGCACAGGTGCAGGATACCTCTGGAGCAGGGGGTGGGACTATAGGAACTGGTACAGCGCCTCAGCCAGGAGAACAGGGCTTCTCAGGTAACACTGGCCCACAACAGGTACAATGAAACTGGTCGTGAATAATACTTTAAAACCTTTTGTAAATAACCCTGAGCTATATAACCCTTTCCTTGAAGAGATTGATGAAAGGATTATGTTTGCTCAGATAGCTCTTGAACAATCTAGAGAACCCGATGAGTTGTTTAGATTACAGGGTGAGATACGTGCACTCAGGTCACTATTAAGATTAAGAGATAAAATCAATGGCAGCTCCTAATACATCTTTAAGACCTAAAGCTAGGCCTGAGTCTCAGACAGAGCGTATGCTCAAACCTAAGACTATAGCTCAAGTTAAGGAAGACTTGCAGCAAAAACAACTTGCAGCAGATTTTGGAAATGTTGAATTTAGAGCCGATTTAGAACCACAATTTTCTTGGAATCCTCTAGCTAGACTAGGGTACGATCCGAAGAAAGCTAAAGTCTTACCCTCTAGCCTTCTCGAACCTAACAATGCGTATGCAATTCCTGATAGTTCAACTGTAGAACGTATTACAAATGCATCAGAATTTAAAAGAAGTGACCCTTTAGAGGTTGAAAGAATTAATCCAGGAGATGTAGTTACTAAAGGTCCAACTGCAGTTTCTCCTGTCTGGTCTCACGAATTTACTCATAAAGGTATTGAAAGGTTAAAAG